TTAAGATAAAAATTGTTGTATATTTTCTCCGTATTTTTGCATAGCTTTGGCATGCGTGTCTTTAAGAGGTGTTGCGTAAGTTACTCTGGTAAATTCTGCATCAGAATGGCCAAGCAATTCTGATATGTCTGCCATACTTACACCCTGATCGCGCATATTGGCGCCGAGAGAATGACGGAAGTCGTGAATTCTCATACCGGCAAGGTATGGCTGATTCTTAAATAGCTCCTGCATTTTTTCGTTTTGTTCTTTAAATTTTCGCCAACGGCGTTCTATAAAATCTTTGATGTGGGGACGACCATCTTCAGGGAAAACGTATAATAAATTAAGGGTATTCTGCCATGCTGGATCAGAATGAGTTGGATCAAGTTTTCCATCCCGTATAAGCTCCATTCTTTGCCTAAGAGCATTTTTATGGCAAGATTTGATGAATTCCATGTACTTTGCTATTTCTCGCCATACAAAGGGCAGGAAAGGTACAAAACGTTCTGATGTTCTGGTTTTTAGAGGTGCAAGTGTTGGGATACCATCAATACGTAATAAGTTATGTTTTACCTGTACACCTGATTCAGAAAGATATTGTAATTCAACACCGCAGATCTCTGATATTCGTAACCCACAAAAACCTGCAAGCAGACATGGAATATAAAGATCAGCATAAGCCTCTTTTTTTACGATGTCTAATATTTTTAATAGATAGGACAGCTCTGCGTGAATTCCTTTAGGCCCCGGTTTCGGTGGTAACTTTAATCGTCTGGCAGGTGATTTTACTATAATGTCATTATCCGCTGCCCAGGTAAAAGCTGAACGTAAAAAGGATAGCTCTTCACGGATAGTTTGCTGTGAAAGTTTAGTGTCTTTGTGCAGCCACTGACGATATGCCTCGACATCAAAGACATCCACTTTTTGAATTTCTTTTGAACCTAAGGGCTGCTTGGCTACACGGTTTTTAGCTGCGGTATATTGTGTCCGTGTAGCAGGCCTTATTTCTATCTTAGTATCAATGAATTTTTCTAAGAGAGCAGTTACAGATATTTTTTCCGGCTTTATATAGGTCCGTTGCTTGATTGCTACTCGAGCTTCTGCTTCAGCATCTAATGCTTCTTTCGATGTTAAGTAACCGGTAGTAGACCATATTTTTTCGTACCTGCCATTTGGCAATTTCTGACCGGTACTGATTACATAATAATATGGCTTTTTTCGTCCAGATTTTTTCACGATAGACATAAAAAAGTCAGCTCCTTTACTGTAATTTGAGTATGCAGTAGCAGAGCTGATGTGCTATAATATTTATAGTAATCAGCTCGCTTGCGACGAAGTAGGGCAATTACGTTGACCGTTCCTGTTGGCGCAGGGGCGGTCTTTTTTTATTTATTGAAAATAGTTAAATTTAATTTGTAACGATAGGGTTTTTCCGAGGTATCAATAACTAAATGTTCATCTGGTATACTATCCAATCTTTTAATTATTGTATTTCTAGATTTGTCTAAGGAAGAAATTATATCTTGCATCGTTATTCCGGTAGGGGCAAAAAGGGTTGCTTGCAATAAAACATTATAGATTTCAGATGTTAATTCATCTGGAAGTTTTAGGTTTTTAACTTGACGATTGTATTTGTTCAGTTCTTTTATTTTTTCACTTAGATAATTTATAGTCTTTTTCATAGATTGCTTTATAATGCTAAGGAATTCTGTTACAAAAAAGCCTAAATCGCCACAATTTAAAGAATTATGGGTTTCTTGAAACATTTTATAATATATTTTTTTATTGCGTTTTATAAAAAGGGATAAATTAAATGCGGTTAAAGGAGAGAAGTTAACAGCTATATAGTACGATGTGATAAACCTTATTGTTCTGCCGTTGCCATCATAGAATGGGTGTAAATATCCAAATAAATAATGGAATATTGCTAACCGAACAAAAAAAGGGGCTTTGTCGCTATTCAAAAATAATAATGCTTTATCCATTTCATAGATTAACTTATCTTCTGGATAGAGACCTACATGCAAGATTTTCTGCGTTCCTGATAAGATTTCTACACTGGAGGATCTGAATATTTTCCCGTCAGGGGTATTTTTAGGGTTTTCGGCAACTACTTCGTCTAATACAAAGCTGTCATAAAACTTTCTAATATCAGCTGATGTTTTAAAATCTATTTTTTTACGACTGATAAGTTTATTGTATTTTTCTACAATGCTGTAAAAGCGTGAGGGTTTTTCGCGTTGCAAAGATTTAAGTTGAACTATAGCTTCACGTATTTCTTTACGAGAACTACGTACTCCTTCTATTTCATTACTGGACTGAATTTCCTCTACCATACAGTACTGCGTATATTGTATAAGTGCAGATGGAGGAAGAAATTGATGCAATGATATAAGCTCAATATTTAGTTGGTAAATTGAATCCATTAATTTGACAATTTCTGGTGTATAACACAAAAAGGCATTAAATTCTTCTTTATGATTATATTCTTTAATTGTAAATTCAAAACGTTCAGTAAAGGAAGATGAATAGCGGTTTTGATATTCTTTTTTCCATGTATTCTCGTTTTGATAATATAATTTTTTTAAAGTAGGGTAAGTCATAATAACCATCCTTTTATCAAAATTAGAAGATATTGATATGTGAAGTCTGACTATATGTCAAAATGAGCATTTTTTGATACATTGAAATAATGATTTATCAAAAATATGGATTGTTGATATTTGGCCAGTTATCTCTTTTATTTATGCCGTTGTATTTCTATTTATAAAGCTAAAAAACAAATTACTATCAACAACAATATAGGTAATAAACAACCACTAGCTGAAGCCGCTTTTTTATTAGTCAGTAAGTTTTCATTGGAACCATCTGGTTGGGGTAATTCTTCTCCACATTCTGGACAACAATCCCAGCGTTTCCGCATTTTTCTTCCGCAGTAGGGGCATTCTTTTATATAAGAACGGCCTTTAGAGTCTGTAGCAATTGAGGATTTATTTATGGATGTATATGATAGACCTGTTCCAGGAAGACCAACAGTCTTTCGTGTTCCGTGGGGACCTACAGTAACTTTAGCTCCTTTAGGTCCGATGCTTGCACTAACTCCACTTTTGCTAAGATTTATTTTGATTCCAGGCGCTATTTTTATGGATCGTCTTAATCGAAAACCCATCACTAACATCTCCTAAAATTTATTTATGCCTTTGCGCTTCAATTTCGTCAACACAAAGGTTCTTACCACAATCTTTTTCATAATGCTCTTGCTCATGTAGGTAAGTTTTTATATTAGATTCACGTGTTAAGCGGGCATTCAAGATGAAAATTGCCTCTCCATCAATATCTTCTCTAACAAAGCCTCGAACGTCGTGAGGCAAGTCATATAAGATAGTTCTACTCATTGAGATCGCCTTCCTCTTTGGCTTTTTGGTAATCAATAAATTTCATAACTTCTTTAATGCTTTCGGGTTTTAGTTTTTTGGTAGCGTCAAATAATACCTTGTATTGAGGATTATCATAAATTTCCTGTGCCATTTTTGCTGCTTCAGGATTGAGGTAATAGCTTCTCCGTGTTTCATTTTCCTCTAAAAGGTAGCTCTTAGGACAATTAAATATTGATGATAATTTTTCTATTATGCCCATTCGTGGTAGAGCTTTTTTTAAAAGCCATTTACCAACAGTAGATTCGCTAACTTGCAGCATTTCGGCAAGTTCACTTTGGTTTATTTTGTTTTCATCCAATAAGCCTCTCAATTTTTTGGCGAAAATTTCTTGAGTTTTTACTATATCTTCTTGCGTCATAGTTTACTCCTCCTAAATTTCTTGACTTTATTATAGACTAAAATTCTAAGAAAAACAACCAAAAAACCTAAAAATATAGAATTATTTTCTAAAAGACCATTGACACTAGAATTATTTTCTAGTAAACTTAGCTGTGTAAAGGAGGAATGTAATAATGATAAAAATTTCACTAAAAGCGGCGAGAGTAAATTCTGGATTAGGTATTTTAGATGCTGCGCCTAAGATTGGCGTGGGAAAAGATACCCTAATAAAATGGGAGAGAAATCCAGAGCTTGTTAGTCCTATATTCCAAAAAAAAATATCAGAAGTATATAAATTGCCAATTGATATGATTTTTTTTGGAATATAACTAGAATTAAATTCTATAAACGAAAGGTGGTAACTGAAACCTATGCCAAGACCAACCAAAAAAGAGCAGAGGGAGAGAGCCTTAAAACAAGTACCGCGCCGTATGCTTTATCCAATCAATGAGGTACGCATATTGTTGTGTTGCGGAAATGAATTTTTACAGCAGCTTTTTGATGAAGGACGGTTACCTTATGTATTGCGAGGGAAATATCGTTATGTGACTCAAAATGCCATTGATAATTATTTATTAAATGAGGAGGTGAAGTAGCTAATGCCAGAACAACTGCCCAAGGAAATATTTAATATGATATCCGATAGATCTAGTCAACTTAATTGCATAGAGGACTATACCTATGCCATACAGCTTTGTCTTGGTAAAGTTCCTTCATACATTCTAGCGGATTTAATTGATTCTGTAAGATGTTTTAATCGCAGTGTAGAGTCTTTAGAAATTGAATTGAGAAATAACGGTTATTCTTTTGATCAATTTGCGTACCTGACGGCTATAGTCGATGCTGCAGAAAAGGACAAAAGTCGTGCTGAGGGGGAGGAAACACCGCGAAAACACTAGGGATTTATATTTGGTACTTTTTTGCTGAGAGTGAAATTTTCCCTAAGATACTGATAGCGGCAGCACTGATTATTTTTGGAATGTTTTTAGAAAGGGCGTGGTGAGATGTGGAAAGAGTTAGGTTATCAAATTGCGGTAATTGCTATCGGGACTTGGGCCGGCGTATTTTTCGGGTTATGGCTCTGGTGCAAGGTTGCTGGAATGAATTAAAAAAAGAGCTATCAGCACGGCAATGCTGACAGCTCAGGGTTAATACATAGGTCGTGAATAACCTGTATTAGTTACATTATAGCATAAATAGAAGGAAGGAGCTATTTCAATGACAGTAAAAATTAACAGTCTTGAACTTGAAAATATTAAAAGAATTAAAGCAGTAAAATTAGTACCTTCAGCGAATGGCTTGACTATTCTCGGTGGTAAAAATGGTCAGGGTAAAACCAGCGTTCTGGATGCTATTGCATGGGCGCTTGGTGGGGAACGATACAAACCTTCTGAACCACAGCGCCAAGGATCTGTTACTCCACCAATTCTGCATATAGAGTTATCTAATGGGTTTATAGTTGAGCGAAAAGGCGTCAATGGTAGCTTAAAGGTTATCGACCCGCAGGGGAATAAAGGCGGCCAGCAGATTTTAAATGAGTTTGTAGCGCAACTTGCCTTAGACCTACCGAAATTTTTAAATGCAAATAATAAAGAAAAGGCTAATGCTCTTTTGCAGATAATCGGGATCGGTGAAAAACTTTACCAGTTAGATGTTGAAGAACAAAGAATTTATAACAGGCGATATGAAGTTGGACGCATTGCTGACCAAAAGAAAAAGTATGCGGCTGAGCTTGAAATGTATCCGGATGTTCCGAAAGAGCTCGTTTCCGCAGCTGATCTAATTAGGCAGCAGCAGGCGATACTTGCCAGGAACGGCGAAAACCAGCGCAAGCGGCAAATGTGCCGGCAGTATGAAGAGGAATTAACTAAAGCGCAGATTGCTTTTGACGAAGCGAAGAACCGGCTTGAAGAAGCTGAGGCTGCAGTTTCGGTTGCCCGTAAGTCGGCCGCAGATTTGCAGGATGAAAGTACGGCAGAATTGGAAGCGAATATCTCTGACATAGATCGCTTAAATATAAAAATCAGGGCCAATATGGACAGGGAAAAGGCTGAAATCGAAGCTGAAGAATATAGTCAGCAGTATGATGAACTGACAAAATCGATCGAAGATATTAGAGAGCAGCGCTTAAAGTTGTTGGAAAACGCAGACTTGCCGCTACCGGAATTGTCTGTTGAAAGTGGTGAGCTGATTTATCGTGGGAATAAGTGGGATAACATGAGTGGCAGTGAGCAGCTTAAAGTAGCTACTGCTATTGTCCGCAAATTGAATCCTAACTGTGGTTTTGTGCTCATGGATAAGCTGGAGCAGATGGACCAGGATACTTTAAATGAATTTGGTAAATGGTTGGAACAGGAACAGCTGCAGGTGATCGCTACACGTGTCAGCAGTGGTAAAGAGTGTTCGGTCATTATCGAAGATGGTTATGTTAAAGAAGATAACGGCCTTTCGGATGAAGGCGCAAAAACATGGAAGAAAGGTGAGTTTTGATGAAGTTTCAAATTACCAGAGGGCTGATTGTAAAGCCGCAAAAAGTTGTAGTTTATGGTCCTGAAGGTATTGGCAAAACTACTTTTGCCGCTGATTTTCCGGATCCGTTGTTTATCGATACAGAAGGCAGTACGAATGTCTATGATGTTGCCAGATTACCGGCGCCGACTTCTTGGACGATGTTGCTGGATGAGGTTAGAGAGGTTATCAAAAATCCGACCTGTTGTAAAACATTGGTTATTGATACGATTGACTGGGCAGAACAGCTTTGCGTGGGTCATGTATGTGCTAAAAATGGCAAAAATGGGATCGAGGATTTTGGTTATGGCAGTGGCTATATTTTTGTAAGAGAAGAATTTGGACGCTTTTTAAATCTGCTTTCTGATGTGATCGAGGTTGGGATCAATGTTGTTTTAACAGCACATATGCAGATGCGTAAGTTTGAATTGCCTAATGAAGGTGGAAGTTTTGACCGGTATGAGCTGAAGCTTGGCAAAAAGACTTCATCGCAGACTGCTCCACTGGTCAAAGAGTGGGCTGATATGCTGCTGTTTGCCAACTATAAGACTATCGTGATCGCACAGGATAAGGACGGGAAGAAATGCAAGGCCGCCGGTGGTGAGCGGGTAATGTATACGACACATCATCCTAACTGGGATGCGAAGAACAGACAGGATCTACCGGAAGAATTGCCCTTTGATTTTAAAAGTATTCGTGGCTGCCTGGTCTATTCCAATACGGAAGCTTTGCAGCCTGTGTTGCAGCCAGTTGTAATGCAGCCGGAAACGCTTGCGGCACCGGTTGCTAGTGCCACTGCAATTATAGATACACCTTCTGGGCTAATATCTGTAGATCCGGCGCTTATCCCTGTAACAGCATCAGATGATACAGTGACTGTACAAACGTCAAAAGTAATTCCAAGTTGTGTGCCAAAAGCATTGGCTGATTTAATGGCACCGGAAGGGGTAACGCTTGCAGAAATTCAAAAGGTTGTTGCCCAGCGTGGCTATTATCCAGAGGGAACACCTTTTGAAAATTACGCAGAGGATTTTGTACAGGGCTGTTTGATCGGAGCCTGGCCCAATGTCTTTGGTTTGATCAAAGAGAACAGGGAGATACCTTTTTAAGTTTAAGAAAATCAATGTAGTTTAAATAATATTTAACAGATAAAGGAGAATAAAACAATGGCATTTGAACAATTAGGACAAGCAGTACCCGTAGAAGAAAGAGAATTAGGATGGGACGATACTATTGAAAAGGAGAGCGCCGGTTTTATCATTCTGCCGGAAGGCGATTATGAATTTAAGGTATTAGAGTTTCAACGTGCCCGTCATGAAGGCAGCGAAAAGTTACCGCCATGTAATAAAGCTGTAATCACTTTGGTAGTTGAAACACCAGAAGGAGAAGCCCGCATCAGGCATAACTTGTTCTTACATTCTCGGACGGAAGGCATGATTTCGGCTTTCTTTATCGGTATTGGGCTGAAAAAGCATGGTGAACCTTTGAAAATGGATTGGTCGCGGGTAGTTGGTCGAAAGGGCAGGGCCAAGATCGGTATCCGCATGCACGATGGTAAGCAGTATAACGAAATTAAACGCTTTTATGATTCTGAAAATACAGCGGCAACAGCACCTACTGCGGCAGCACCGCAGCAACAAAACTTATATCAAGGACAACCGCAGGCCGCTCCTGCGTTTCGGCCCGGAGCTTTCTAATGCAGCTGCGTCCATATCAGGAAGAAGCTAAACAGGCTATTTTTGACGAGTGGAATAAAGGAATAAACCGCACCCTGTTGGTATTGCCGACCGGGTGCGGTAAAACTATAGTCTTTGCAAAGGTTACAGAGGAACAGGTTAAACAAGGTGACCGGGTACTGATCTTAGCGCACCGTTTTGAACTGCTGCAGCAGGCCTGTGACAAAATCGAGCAGGCTACAGGTTTAAAATCGGCTATGGAAAAAGCTGAATATACCTGTATGGGAAGTTGGTATCGTGTGGTAGTAGGTTCTGTCCAGACGTTGATGCGCGAGAAGCGGTTAAACGGATTTGCAAATGATTTTTTCGATACGATCATCGTTGACGAAGCACATCATGTACTTTCAGATAGCTATCAGAAGGTGCTGGAACATTTTGACAGCGCTAAGGTGCTTGGTGTTACTGCAACGCCTGACAGAGGCGATATGCGTAATTTAGGGCAATGTTTTGAGAGCCTTGCTTATGAATATACGCTGCCTAAAGCTATTAAAGAAGGTTATTTGTCGCCAATCAAGGCTCAGACTATTCCTCTAAAATTAGATTTGACAGGTGTCGCTACTCAGGCCGGTGATTTTAAGAGCAGCGATCTGGGAACGGCTCTCGATCCATATCTGAATCAGATCGCTGAGGAAATGGCTAAAATTTGTATGGATAGAAAGACTGTAGTTTTTTTACCACTTGTCAAGACCAGCCAAAAGTTTAGGGATATTTTGAATGGTATCGGTTTCAGCGCTGCCGAAGTAAATGGTAACAGCGAGGATCGCGCAAAGGTGCTGAGTGATTTTGAAACCGGTAAATATAACGTGCTTTGTAATTCAATGCTTTTGACAGAAGGGTGGGATTGTCCGGCTGTTGATTGCATTGTGGTATTAAGACCAACGAAGGTCAGGAGTTTGTATTGTCAAATGGTGGGTCGTGGTACGAGGCTGGCACCGGGCAAAGAAGAACTTTTGCTGCTTGATTTTCTATGGCATACAGAACGCCATGAACTGTGCCGACCGGCGCATTTGATTGCGACAAATGAAGATGTGGCCAGAGCTATGACTGAAACATTACAGGACGCAGCTTGTCCGTTAGATTTGGAAGCAGTGGAAAAGCAGGCTTCTGAAGATGTTGTTGCCCAGCGGGAAGAAGCTTTGGCGAAACAGTTGGCAGCAATGAAACAGCGTAAGCGTAAACTGGTGGATCCACTGCAGTTTGAAATGAGTATCCAAGCAGAGGATCTGTCAAGCTATGTACCAGCATTCGGTTGGGAAATGAGCCCGGCCAGTGAAAAGCAACTTAAAACATTAGAGAAGTTTGGTATAAATCCGGATGAGATCGACAATGCCGGTAAAGCTGCGAAAATCCTTGATCGTTTGGATAAGCGCAGAAGTGAAGGACTTACAACACCGAAACAGATCCGTTTTTTAGAAGGTCGTGGGTTCCAGCACGTCGGGACCTGGTCTTTTGAACATGCCAAGAAATTAATAGACAGGATTGCTGCCGGTGGCTGGCGTATTCCGGCAGGCATTGATCCACGGATTTACAAGCCTGAATAAAGGAGAACATCATGGAGAATAAATTGGATTTGCTGCCGCTGCTTGATTATATCGATCCGAGCATTCTTGATTATCAGGAATGGGTCAATGTTGGCATGGCGTTGAAAGCAGAAGGGTACAGCGTGAGCGTGTGGGATGATTGGAGCCGGCGGGATGCTGGAAGATACCACGCAAATGAATGCCGAAAAAAATGGGAGACGTTCAGAGGTGATACCAGCGCACCAGTAACGGGTGGTACGATCGTAGCAATGGCTAAGGATAACGGCTGGACGCCACAGCAGCGTGAAGATTATGAACTTTCATGGGATGATATCATCGGACAAAAAGAAGATATGGTTTTGGTCGATAAGAACTGGATCGAAGGCCAGGAAATAGCGGACCCGGAAAACTGGGATCCGGTAAAAGAACTGGTAACTTATCTGGAAACTTTATTCGACAGTACGGAAAATGTTGGCTATGTAACGGAATCATGGCAAAAAGACGGTAAATATCTACCGTCAAAAGGTTGTTCTGATAGAACAGCTGGGCAGCTCATTGAGCTACTTAATAAATGTAAGGGTGATATCGGCGGGGTGCTTGGCGATTACAACCCTGAGTGCGGCGCATGGATACGTTTTAATCCTCTTGATGGTAAAGGCGTGAAAAACGACAATGTGACAGAATTTCGGTATGCTCTGGTCGAATCGGACAAGATGGATATAGCCAAGCAGAATGAAATTATCCGGACACTGGAACTGCCGGTGGCCTGCCTGGTACATTCAGGGAAAAAGTCGCTGCATGCTATTGTTAGGATCGATGCAGCAGACTATGCGGAATATCGTAAACGTGTTGATTATCTTTACGCTGTTTGTAAGAAAAACGGCCTTGAAATCGATACCCAAAACCGTAATCCTTCGCGGCTCAGCAGAATGCCGGGTGTGATGCGTCAGGGACACAAGCAGTTTTTAGTTGATACCAACATCGGCAAAGCCAGCTTTGTAGAATGGCAGGAGTGGATTGAGGCGGTCAACGATGATCTTCCGGAACCGGAAAGCATTAGTGAGATTTGGGATAATTTACCGGAGCTGGCAAAACCGCTGATTGATAATGTATTGCGACAGGGGCATAAAATGCTCATTGCAGGGCCGTCTAAGGCAGGCAAAAGCTATGCTTTGATAGAGTTGTGCTGCGCGATTGCCGAGGGACGTCAGTGGCTTAATTTTAGCTGTACAAAGGGTAAAGTTTTATATGTGAACCTTGAACTTGACAGGGCAAGTTGTTTGCATCGTTTTAAGGATGTTTATACGGCAATGGGGTGGGAGCCGAGCAATTTGTCTAATATCGATGTATGGAATTTGCGTGGCAAGTCGATTCCGATGGATAAGCTGGCGCCGAAGCTGATCAGGCGTGCCGCAAAGAAGAATTATATTGCTATCGTTATCGATCCGATTTATAAAATCATCACCGGTGACGAAAACAGTGCTGACCAGATGGCGCATTTCTGTAATCAGTTCGATAAGGTTTGTACGGAACTGGGCTGCGCTGTGATCTACTGCCACCATCATTCAAAGGGTGGCCAAGGCAGTAAAAAATCTATGGACAGAGCTTCAGGGTCAGGAGTATTTGCCCGTGATCCTGACGCACTGCTTGATTTGATAGAGCTGGAACCAACAGAAGAATTACTGAAGCAGGAAGAAAATAAAGCAATTTGCGCCGAGTGCTTGGCGTATTTAAAACGATATTACCCTGCCTATATACAGGATTTATCGCAGGATGACGAGTGCAGCAGCACTGTACTGTTGGAATACTGCCATAAGATGCTTGGCAATAATACTAATATTGAGCTTGTGAAAACGGCGATTCCGGCGGCCAAACAGCGGGTGCGGCAACGTACAGCGTGGCGCATTGAAGGGACTCTACGTGAGTTTCCGAAGTTCCCGCCGATCAATCTTTGGTTTAATTATCCTGTGCATTACGTTGATGACGTTGGAAGTCTGAAGGATATTGAACCTGACGGGCAGGGACCAGCCTGGCAGCGGAATTTCAAAAAGAAGAAGTCTCCGGATGATTTGAGAAAAGAACGGATAGTAGCATTACAAAAAGCTTTTGAAGCAGAAAGTTTTGGCGGGACTCCGACAGTAAAAGGCCTGGCAAATTATTTAGAAGCATCAGAAAGAACAGTAAAAAGGCATATTCAAGAAAGTAAAATATTTGCAATAAACAATAACGGAGAGGTAATCCGGAAAGCGGACAAAGTCGAATGTTTGTCCATGCCGCCGTTTTCTGACAATTTGGACAAAGTCGAGTAATTATCGAGGTTGTCAATAAATTTTGCTATATATATACGCGTGCGCGATGTATAAATTTATTGTAATGACTATCAACCTGTAGTCTTATACCCTGTATAACAAAACTTTGTCCGCTTGAGGTTGCGGAAAAGTTTTTTAGGGACAGTATGGGAAAGCGCGCGAAAGAAAAAGGAGCGAATGAAAATGAAAAATGAAAATAAATATTGGGAAAACGAAGAAGGCGAAGTTATAAAGTTTGGTAATAGCTTCATGCGCTATTATGAAAAGGCAGGGAAGTTACAATTTGGCTTCGTGAAGATGAATGGCGATCTTATCGTTAAAAATGCTATTGATCGTTCAGAGTTATCAAAAAGTAAAGAAGGGTTGCCATATTTACGGGAGGTTTTAGAAGAATGGCAAGAGTGGGCAGATGAAAATGATGATTGAGTTTTTTATTCCGATGAAATTGCCAACAGTTACGCATCAGCAGAAAAAGGTCCATGTTGTAAACGGTAAGCCACACTATTATGAACCTGACGCACTTAAAGATGCCAGGCTGAAGTTTAGTGCGCACCTGGCAGCTTATGTACCTGAAAAAAAGCTGACCGGTCCGATAAGGCTTTTGACTAAATGGTGCTATACAGCTATAGGGAAACATAAGAACGGCGAATATAAAATTACAAAGCCGGACACTGATAATATGATCAAGCTGCTTAAGGATGTAATGACTGGGCTCGGCTATTGGACAGACGATGCACAGGTAGCAAGTGAGATTACAGAAAAGTTTTGGTCAGAGCAGCCAGGGCTTTATGTACGAATTGAGCAATTGGAGTAAAGGAGCGTGATTAGAATGGCACATAAGTGTAAGGGCTGCGTGTGGAGCCGTCAAGTAAGCGAGAATAAAGTTTACTGCCGCAGGGTAAATTGTGTAAAAGAAAATCGATTCCGGAGCGTGATCGGTATGTTAGGGCAGGTGCAGCATGGCCATCAGCTGAGTGAAGCTGAAAGTGCTGCGATAGACGTTGCTGCAGATGTTTTACGGACAGAGGGGTGATGCGATGCCTATGACGGATGAAATAAAGCAAAGGTTAAAAAGTGCATGGGTCTGGCAAAAGCAGCTTGAAGCAGATTTACAAATGCTGCAGGATCTAAAAGATTTGGCAGAGAAAATTACGCCAGTCTACAGCTTGGCGCCTGGGGGCGGTGGCAGTAACGACAAATTGGGCGGTACGGTTGCGAAGATGGCTGACGTGAAGATTACCATTCAAAACGATATTAAAATGCTTACAGAGGCATTGGCGGCGATGAGAGAGCTGATTAAAATGCTTGATGACGAGAAGTTGCAGCTTATATTGTTCAAACGTTACTTGAATTACCAGCGTTGGGAAGTTATTGCTGCGGATTTGGGATATTCGTGGCAGTATATACACAAAATGCATTCTAAGGCGCTGCAAAAATTAAAAGAGGAGATAGAATGCGAGTATTGACCTGTGTTATAATGTATGTGTAGAAATTGACAAAAGCCCACTAACTTTAATGTGTTGGTGGGCTTTTGTGGTAGGCAGGATTAAGTAAAGTTATGACGAAATAATAACCTAATAAATTTATATTAGGGGTGTTAGTGATGGCTTATATGTATTTTGCTAAAGTTAATGTTAACGATGAGATTTTTAATGTTTATGATGACCCTAAAGTTTTACAAACTTTATTAGTTAAATTGATGGGATGTATTAACAACAGTACTAAAATTGACTTGCCTAAAGATAAAGGGATTATTAAATTTATTACAATTGAAAAAGATGCTGGTAAGATGGTTGTTTACGGGAGATTAGTAAAAGTATTTAAAGACGATATCAAAGTTTATGATCCTAAAAAGGATGATGTAGAAGATTTGCCGACAGATAAATTGGCAAGGAGTGCTACTTTCTTTTTTGATGTAGAGCGTGAAATAGTTGCGTTTACCACAGGACAATATTTTGGATATAAACAATTTTGTTCATTTTTTGAATTATTAATAAATGCTTGTATGGGAAAAAGCGCATTTAAGGTCTTTTTGTTGAAAGATGAGGAATTATTCAAAGAGAAGTTAAAGTATTTTAATAAGATAACTAAGATAAATGTGATCATGATACCAAAAAATCCAGGGAGAAGCGATTTTGAATGTATGTTTGCTAATCCAGAAGCTCTTTCAAGCACTAAAGCTAGATATTATGAGCAGACTTTTAGAGCAGATGGAAAAAGCGAGATTGGGTTAAGCATAAATAATGATTATATGGATAACACAATTGATGGTGTTGTTAATGGGTATGGTGATATGACGGTTGAAGGTATAGGAGTAAACGCTCAAAAAACACGCATAACTAGCATTGCTGATGCACCAGCGAGAATGGCGATTCCTAATGTTGAAAAAAATTCTATTCCGGCTGTTGTGGAAAGGGGAATAGAAGGCATCGTAAAAGTGCTTGCTAAAATTGTAAGAAGGGGATAATATGGCGAAACTTGAAAGCTTTACAAGATATAACTCTTTTTTTTATTTGATGAAAAGCACAAAGAAATATAAAGAACTTATTAAAGAATGTTCAGCACGGTTTGCATTTCTTTTTACAGCTGTATTTTCTGTGTTATTTGTTTATATTTTTAATGAAAATACTGTAGAATTTATTAACGTTGCCATGAATTTGATAGAAATTTTATTACCTGCATTAATTGGTCTATTAGGATTTTATATTGCAGGCTTGGCTATAATGGCGTCATTAATTGGCAAGAAGACAATAGAATTATTAGATGAAAGATCGCAAATAGAAAATTTGGCTGGTGTCTTGTTTTGTTATTATTTTGCTGCAGCTGCTGTATTAATTACAGTGATTATTTTTCTTTTTTGTTATCTTTTTATGGTTATTGACTACCAAAGTCCGGTTTGGATTACATATTTATGTATTTTTTTATCAAGCTATTCTTTTCTTTTTTCAATTTGTTATACTGTTTCACTACTAGGTAGTTGTATAAATTTTTTGTTTTTAATATTTAAGATGGAAAGTTTATAGTTGGGAAAAGACACAAAAAATCACTCACATATGTGGGTGATTTTTTAACGCCATGATATAATAGAACCATCTTGACGAAAGTGGTGATTTTTATTATGAGTGAGTTTGTTTTTTTGTGGAATGCGAAATATTTGCTATGTTAGCAAATATGATATCCTTTGTTGGTACAGTTTTAGTGGGTTTCATAGGGAATGGAGGAATATCAAATACGTGTGAAGTTAAAAAAGGACGGAGAGTGTTGGCAACAGCGTTTGTGTGGATTTTAATAAGTATAGGATTTGTCATAAATGCAGCAAAAGAATATTATTTTTATCAGAGTTTAGAAAAAAGTACTCACATCACACACCAGTGGGTGCTTTTTTCATGTGTTGAAACAAACATAAATAACGAGGCGGTGGTATACTAGGTGTTAAGGAGGTACTTAGTATGGCACGAAAAATAGAACGAATAGTAGAAGTTCTTAATCCTGAAGCATTAAGAACAGAAAGAGCTTTGAAGGCATTTGCTAGAATTGCGGTACGATATGCTTTTGAACTACATTTATACGATGACTTATTATTAATTCAAAAAAATAGTGAGAGAAAGGATAGATAACTTTTAAGCACTTACTTCGGTGAGTGCTTTTCTTATGTCCATTTACAGGAGAATTTTCATAGGTTCTTCCTGAGTGTGGCGATCCTTGCGGGTCTTTCGAGCCCCGAAAAAGGTTTAGATTTAAAAATATTTTTTCCTATTTCCTTCTCTTTGTAGTAGACAGGCGGTGAAAATAGAAGTGGTAAAAATGCTGAAACGTGGCTCTGCAAGAGAGCTTGCCGAATTATTGGGCATCAGCGAACGACGTGTAAATCAGTTGGTAAATGAGGAAGTTTTACATCGTGAAATAGAAGGAGACTTCGTTTTGACAATGGCAATAGCTTCGTTTTATGAAAATAAATATTCCAGCAAGGATGAAGATGATTATTGGTCTGAAAAAGCATTGCATGAAGCTGCAAAACGTAAATTAGCTGAACTTGAATTGGCAAGGCGACAAAATCTGTCGCATGATGCGGCAGATGTCGAAAGAGTTATGACAGATATGTTATCTAAATTACGGAGTCAGCTTTTAGGCATACCATCCAAGATGGCTGCTAGACTGGAGAATCAGAGCAGAAGTGTTATTATGACGGAACTTTCTAAAGAAATTAAGTCAAGGTTAACTGAGCTTAGCGATTATAATCCGGAGATATTTAGTAATGAAGAAGACAGTTGATCTTTTCAAAAAAATAGTAAAACAGTCATTGATGCCGTTATCAGATCAAACTGTATCCGAATGGGCTGATAGCTATAGGATGATATCTGGCGAAGCTGCTGCAGAGCCTGGGCGGTGGCGAACAGATCGTGCTCCATATCAAAAAGCCATTATGGATGCTTTTACTGAACCAGGCATAACTAGGGTGGTTGCAAAGACCGCATCTCAGGTTGGAAAGTCCGATATCATGAATAATGTTATTGGTCGGTTCGCGCATCTGGCACCCGCACCGATAATGATGATCCAACCAACTATCGAAACATCACAGGACTATAGTAAATCACGTATAGCGCCGATGATCAGAGATACAAAGGTATTGAGAGATATTTTTAAAGACGTAAAAAGTCGTGATGCCGGCAATACTATTCTTTCTAAACAGTTCCCAGGCGGCAGACTTATAATGGCGGGTGCTAACAGTCCTGCCGGTCTTGCCAGTAAGCCGATAAAAATATTACTGGCAGACGAAGTTGACCGCTTTCCAAAAAGCGCCGGTACAGAAGGCGGCCCGGTCAGCTTGGCTGCAAAACGTATGACTACATTTTGGGATAGCGTCATGGGGCTATTCTCAACACCGACCAATGCTGGAGACAGTCGAATCGAAGATGAATATATAACAGGGACTCAGGAAGAGTGGCAGCATCAATGCCCAAAATGCAAAGAGTGGCATTTAGTCACGCATCGGGATATGCATACTGACTACGACTGTTCTGTTGATAAAAAGGGAACAAGGCAGGTTATCGTTAAGTCAGTTATTTGGCGTTGCCCAGATTGCGGGTTTGGGTTTACAGAAACTGAAATGCGGCAGGCCGCACAAAAATATATTGCACAGAACGCTTCGGCTCTCACTAAGGGGGTACGGAGCTTTTTTGTTAACTGTTTTGCATCACCTTGGGTGAACTGGTCAGATGTAATGCAGGAATGGTTGGAAGCACAGGGCGATCCAGAGCGTGAAAAAGTAGTTGTTAATACTCGTTTTGGAGAAGCATATGAGCGCAAAGGAAATTTTGAAAGCCATGAGCAGTTTATGCGCAGGCGTGAAAACTATGGCGCCGAGCTGCCGGAAGGCGTACTGCTTTTAACAGCGGCCGTTGACGTACAAGACAACAGGCTCGAGTATGAGATTTGTGGCTGGGGAATGGCTGAAGAATGTTGGGGAATAAAAAAGGGCACTATTTTGGGCGTGCCGGATACACCTAAAGTGTTGGCTATGCTGGACGAACAGCTGGATAAGGAATATCGCTTTGCGTCAGGTAAGGGTCTTTTGGTAGCCAGGACGTTTATAGATTCCGGCGGTCACTACACGAAAGAAGTTTATGCGTACTGTAAAAAACGATTTGTAAGGCAGCGTTTTGCTATAAAAGGTTCATCGACACAAGGAGTGCCGTTATTGCATAAGTACGCTAAGGTTAAAACCGTAAGTGGACATACGATACCGCTGGTAATGTTGGGCACAGATAGTGGCAAACAATATGTTATGGATCGGTTATCGATTGAAGAGCCTGGACCTAAATATTTTCATTTTCCGCTTGATAAGAGTGATAGCGTAACTGTACAGCTAACTCGCGGCTACGATGAATTTTATTTTAAAGGCCTTATCTCTGAAACGAAAGAGCCTCGTCGGAAAAATGGAGTATTAGTATATCAGTGGGTAAATATAGCTAAAGATAAACGGAACGAGCCTTTGGATCTGCGGGTTTATAACCTCGCATGTATGTTAAGCGTAAATCCTGATTTCGAGGCTTTGGAAAAATTGATCAACAGCCCGAATGCAATCAAAGAACAATCGGTAAAGTCTAAACTGAAAAACAAGCCTAAAGGCGGCTACGGCTGCATTAGAAAAAGTGTGAGGGGGGATTATTAGTGGCAATTACGGTACTTAATGAACGGTTAAAGCAGTATTTATCTGCAGAACAGTCTATTTTGGTAGCAGGGCAAAGCTACAGAATTGGCAATAGAACGCTGACAAGAGCTGATTTATCAGAAATAAGAAAAGAAATAAATGATCTTGTTGCTGCAGGAGCGACTACTGACGATGGCCAGAGCCGGAGATCCAACAGAACCATGCAGGTCATTATGCGGGATTAACTTGAGAGATAAAAAACATAGTTGCAATTATTCTTATTATGATATAATGTAAAAAAGAATGGAGGATGTTGAGCATGAATAATTTTAATGATTTAAAAATTAATTATGAAGAATTAAAGAAAAAATGCGATGATCATGCCTCTAAATGTAATAGGATCACTAAGGAGATAGAAAAATGGGGACAGAAGAACAAAATGAAACTAGAATTTCTGAAAAACACGAAATAATAGATTTTCTTTATATAGACAAAGAAAGAATTGATTCTTATGTTTCACAAATTAGAAATGGAACGCTTAGAAGTGTTGTAAAAAAGCAGGGTGTATCCGAAGAAACACTGACAAATGGCAAGGTTAATAGTGCTGTGTTATCTGGCGGAAGAGAATACAGCCGAGGCAGCGCAGAAGAGGCATCAGAACAATATGACCCTTGCCACAGCCAAATAGTTCAGCTTTTAAATGATTTGGGTATAGTTCCTTTGGATCAATTGCCAGCTAAATGTGATGGGGAATTAGTCATGTTAAATGCTAATATTGCAATAAGGGATATTGCATCCGTCAAATCTATTATGCCTTTTTTCTTAAAGCATTCTAAGACATTTGGGTTGCCTACAGGGAAGAATGACCAGAGTATGCTTAAAGTTATGAATGAAATAATTTTACAGTTACCAGATTTTATTGGATTGAGCGTTTATTTTGATGGTATACAAATTAATGGAACATTAAATGCACGCAACTTAACTATAAAACATACCGATATAGTAAGCAATTATGGAACGCGTCTTCCAGGAGAGTGGTATGTTCTTGGTATTTTGGATTCTGCACTTGAAATTGAAAATATGGAGGATAAAGGCATTGATGGTATAGATAGTATCATTGATGCTTATACTGGAGCTATGAAGAGTCTATGTTCTAGTTCGGTATATAAAATTATACCAATATTGATTTTTAGACAGATTAAATATTGACAATAATAAAAAATAACTCCTTAAGGAGTTATTTTTTATTGGGGGCGAATTAATCTTAAAAATTTTTCGCAAATTTTGTTTTTAAGAATATCAGTTTTAATTTTGTCTGATTCCCTGTTGATTTCTTCTATCATAGTATTAAAAAAATATCGGTTTATAGTAACAGAAAAGTCAGGACTATTTTTATAAACTAGAGTAATAGTTTTGTTTTCTTTATTTTCTGAGGTATCGAAACCAGATCTTTTAATAATTTTTATAGGATCATCAGCAGGTTTAGATTTTGCAGATACTGTAAATTCAAAAAGAAATTCTTCTAATGTCAGGTCTAGTGCGTTTGCTATTTTTTGAATAGTTAAGATAGTAAAATTTATTTCGCCACGTTCATATTTTCCAAATTGAGACGGAGACATATTACATTTTTTACTTATATATTCTTGAGTCATATTATTTTTTATACGTAAATATTTTATTAGGTTTCCAATAGCTAGAAGAGTACTATCTTTATGTGATTCGTCTTTTTTCATTTTAAACTCCTTAAAAAAGTATATATTTGTCTTATGTTAAAATTTTATTTTAATTTGTTTCCGTATCTTATATTGGTATTATAACAAGTATATAGGAATTTTTAAAGGCAATATAAATACCTTTTTGTCGCAACTGACATTTGACAGAGAATGTTTGAAAATATATTATTAATGCAAAAGTCAATATATTGTTTTTAAATTGGAAATAATGCTTGACTTTTGGTAGTACAGAATATATAATTTTGGTAGTACAAAAGCGAGGTGACGTTATGGGTACTAAGAAAATAGGGCGCCCAACAGATTCGCCAAAAGACTATAGACTTCAAATAAGAGTTAGTGAAGAAACATTGAAGACTCTTGATGAATGTGTAGAAGCTTTAGGCAAAAGTCGTAGTGCTATTGTAAGAAATGGCATTGATTTAGTGAAGCGTTCTATTACAAAAGAAAAATAAGACTGGTCGCCGTGGAAAGCAAAAACCAGTCTTATATGCACCAGCCGAAGCTGATAAATATAGTATATCAGTTTTGGTTGAGAATTTCAAATGGAGTGATATACTATGAATTTACAGATTTTTGAAAACAAAGAGTTTGGTAAAGTAAGAACTATCGTGAAGAACAGTGAACCGTTATTTATAGCAAAAGACGTTTGTGATATTTTAGGATTAAGTAATTCACGACAGGCTGTAAGCCGTTTAGATAATGATGAGAAAAATACCGTCACTTTAAATGACGGTATTGGAAATCCTAATAAAACCGTAGTTAACGAATACGGACTATATAATCTTGTACTTGCCAGCCGTAAGCCACAAGCTAAAGCGTTCAAGCGTTGGATAACACACGAGGTTATTCCAGCTATACGCAAAACCGGTAAGTATGAAATTGAGCAGCAAACTTTAATCGAAGAACCTTACAAACCAAGCTTAAAATATTACAGAGGAATACCAGTAATAACTAAACGTGATTTAGCGGCAGTATTAAAGACAGGAGTTTTTAACCTTGTTCCGTATTGGTCGAAAAAAGGGTTACTGATAAAAAGCCGTGATTATTTTTTGCTGGCAGGTGAAGACCTGGAATTGTTTAAAAAGGATAATCCGGGTTGTACATCAGTAATGACGGCGTCACTTATAGTTATAACTGCTTCGGGAGCGAGAAAAATTTGCAAAGTAAGAAATCGCGAAGAAAGTTGTAAGTCGATATTTATTATTGAAAAGCCGAAACCAATCCCAGTTGAGCCTGAAAAATCGATATGGGCAAAGAAAATGGTAGTAGATGCGCCTAAAAATGAGCAGGTTAAGAAAGCCATTGAAAAAATCAGAAAGCAAATGACTGCTTTAGATGTACTGCTTACCGAATATTACGCATATAATACTGAAGCATTGCACAACGGTTTAAAAGAAACCTTGGAGCAGGTAGGTATGAATGTTAATCATGAAGTTTTTGGGCTTACGAGAATAAAACTTAATATTATCGAGAGTAAATGGTAGATAATCGCTAACTAAAGCGTCCTTAATTTTAAGGGCGCTTTTTCTATATCCAAAAGGAGGTCGAAGAATGGTGAAACGTAAAAAAGCAATACCGGCTAAGGCCAGGCATCCTACTGAGGGAAATGAAAATAATAAAAAAATAATAATAGTGAACAGCGGCTATTCAGAAGGCGGCGCCAGTAGGACACGAAGTACTTTACGTGGCTATAATCCCTTGAAATCCAGCACAAAAGCAGATGTCGATGTAAATTTGGCAACTTTACGAAACCGCAGTGCAGATTTAGTATGTAACTCTCCGCTTGGTTCAAGTGCTATTAATACTTCGCGCAGCAATGTTATAGGCGCTGGTCTTAAAGTTTCGCCTAAAATAGATTATAGGTTGCTGGGATTGACTGCAGAGGAAGCTAAAGAGTGGCAGCGTCAGGCGTTTCGTGAATTTAACCTTTGGGCAAACAGCACGGCCTGTGATTTGTATCGAAAGAATAACTTTTTTGATATGCAGGATATTGCATATATGAGCTATCTTGTAGATGGTGACGGGTGGGCGGCGATCAAGTATCGCAGGCCGGTACCTGATAATCCGTATTGTTTAAGAGTACAGCTTTTTGAGGCCAGTAGGGTCTGTAACCCAAACAGCAGTGGTTCGTATGGTTCTCCATCTTATTACGATGTTGAAATGACTAATAATAAAAACGGGAATCGTATTATCAACGGTATTGAAATAGATTCAGATGGGGCTGTTGTGGCTTATTGGGTCGCAAACAGGGTGCCTTTTGATTTAAGTGATCCTGCAGCAGTTTTAAAGTGGCAGCGAGTGGAAGCATTTGGCAAGTTAAGCGGCCGGCCAAATATTTTACAGATATCGCATGAAGAACGACCAGAGCAGTACAGAGGCGTACCAATATTGGCGCCGGTGATCGAGGTATTGAAGCAGGTCAGCCGCTATACTAATGCGGAGCTTACGGCCGCCATCATTAAATCGTTTTATACTTTGTTTTTTACGACTAATAACAATATTGATGATATGAATGATGTTCTAAGTTCAACTTATGGTCAAGCGGAAGCCGTAACACCAGAAGACCTGGCTCATGTTGAAGTTGGTCCAGGAACGCTTAATCTGCTGCCTCCTGGTGTCGATGTAAAGTCGATGGACGCAAGCCGTACAATGTCAACTTTTGAACCATTTACAAATATGATGATCAGTCAGATCGGTGCAGCTATTGGCACACCGGCAGAGGTGTTACTTAGTCGTTTTCAATCTTCATATTCTGCGGCACGTGGGGCATTATTACAAGCTGCCAGCAATTTTAAAACCAGACGTACTTGGTTTGCACGTGATTTTTGTCAGCCTGTTTATGAAGCTTGGCTGGCAGAGGCGGTTGCTATCGGTAGAATTAGTGCTCCTGGCTATGGTAGTGATCCAATCATAACTAAGGCATGGAGTAATGCTGATTGGTTTGGCCCTGTTATGGGGATGTTGGATCCAGTAAAAGAGGTAACTGGCGCAGCCTTACGCGTAAAATATGGTTTCTCTACCGGTGAACGTGAATCTGCGGAACTTACAGGGACTGATTACGATAGTAATATCGATCAGATAGCTATAGAACAGCAAACATGGCGAGCTAAAGGATTGGAACCGCCTAAGGCTGATAATACTGGTGGGAATGGAGGTGATAATGATGGGAAAATTTTGGCAGGTGAAGAATGATGTTAGTGGCGACGCTGAAATATTGATCTACGGTCCAATCGCAGCAGAGCGATCCTGGTTTGGTGATGAGGCAACGCCGCAGCAGTTTGCCCAGGATCTTAACGGGCTGGGTGGCAGAGATGTTACCGTACGCATTAACAGCGGCGGCGGTGATGTGTTTGCGGCACATGCTATTCACAATTTGCTCAAAAGCTATAAAGGGCGTGTCACGGCGGTAATTGACGGACTGGCTGCCAGCGCAGCAACGGTTGTAGCCGTGGCGGCAGATAAAATCATTATGCCGTCTAACTCGTTGATGATGATCCACGACCCCGCTATCGGTCTTAGCGGATACTATCCTGCGGCAGAACTGACGAAGTTGGTAGAAGCGCTGGCTACGATCAAAACAAGCATTGTCGCTGCCTATCGTAAGCGTTGTAAGATATCGGACGAAGAAATAGAAACGATGATGTCCAACGAAACATGGATGGGCGCCGCAGAATGTAAGGAAAAAGGTTTTGCTGACGAGATCATCGGAGGAGTTACTGCTGCGTTAAATGGCAATACTTTGGTGATCAATTCAGTGTCTTATGATTTGAACCATTTTGCTAATAGTGAAGCGGTAAAAAATAAATTTAAACAAAGTGAGGTTAGAGATATGCCAAGTGGTAAATTAGAAAAAATTCTTAATGCTTTAGGTTTGCAGGAACTGTTGGAAGATACGCAGGCCGCAGCACCCGGCGCAGGTCAGTTTCAGGCGAATAATGCGCTTCCGGCGACGGCTGTTGATAATGCCGCAGCGGTGGAAGCCGCAGTGGCCGCAGAGCGTCAACGTGTACTTGATTTAGAAGCACTTGATGATGGTCAAAATGTCGCAATTACCGCGATCATCAATGAGGCTAAGAAAAGCGGCAAAACTGTTAACGAAGTAAAAAATTATGTAGAAGCGATTAAAAATGCTGCTCCAGCAGGGGGGTGGCTAATGCTGCGCAGAATGTTGTAGCCACTATGGTAGCCGACAATAAAAGCTCCGGTGTTGATGGCGTTGCTGCCAATCCTGCGGCCGATGAGGCAGCTGTAAGTGCGGCGGCAGATGCGAAAGCATTGGATAAGATGGCCAAGGTAATGAATAGTAAATTTGGAGGTGCGAAATAATGGAAATGATTTCCAACATGAACGGAACTCATTATGATGAGCTTATTGGTGGTACAGCAGTACCGGTACTTACTAAAAACGTAACGCTGAAAGGAGTTACGGACAGTTATAAGCGTGGTACCCTTCTGGCTTTGGTTAACGGTAAATATGAAATTGTTGACAGCACAGCTTCTACCGGTGCAGAAAAGGCATCGGCAGTTTTAGCACATGATACGGACTTAACCGGAGCTGACGTTGTTGTCACAGTTTATATCAGCGGCCAATTCAATCGCGAAAAACTTATTGTGGCACAAACCGCTGACAACGCTACTGCTCATGAAGAAGAACTGCGTGCGGTCAATATCTATTTGACCAGCGTGAAATAAGGAGGATGAAGATAATGCCTATTAATATTGATGATACAAGAACTTTGCTGCAGGCAATTGAGCGCACCAATCCGCCGACTACGACTTTGATTGATACCTTTTTCCCTGCGGTTAAAACCTTTTTGACGAATACCGTAGATATGGAATACCGCAAAGGCGGTCGCAGAATGGCGCCGTTTGTTGTACCGGGCAGCAAGGGTGTAAATATGAGCCGTAACGGTTCGCAGATCAGGTCTTATAAAGCCCCGCTGATGCGTCCTAAACGGACTATCGAAGCGTCTGATATTGAGCGTCGTGGTTTTGGGGAAGATATCTACAGCACTCGCACCCCGGCAGAACGTGCGCAAGAATTGCGCGCTTATGACATGGCAGAATTGGTGGATGCCTGCGTCCGTCGTCAGGAGTGGATGGCTGCACAGCTTTTGATCAACGGTGAATATGAATGCAAAGGCTATGCCGACGATGGTGAAACTGTTGTGGTTGATACGATTACATTTTCTGAATTTGACAATAAAACAACTCTGTCCGGATCGGACACATGGGATAATGCTTCTGCTAAAATTTATGAGGTCATGGGTGACGCATCTCAGAAGATCCGCCGCAACGCGGGTATGATCCCTACAGTGGCCCTGTGTTCACAGAATGTAGTATCCTACCTGCTCAATAACGAACAGCTTTATAAATATTTGTTGGTGCCCAGCCGTGAAAATTTAGCACTGATGAGCATTCAGCCGAAGCTGGTAAGACCGGAATTGCTGCGAGTTGGTTATATTGAATCCCTTAATCTGGAAATCTACGCTTATGATGGTGTGTACGAGGGTGACGATGGCAACCTTGCACAGTATATTCCTGATGATCATATGATTATTGGTGTGCCCGGTCGTGGTAAACGTCTCTTTGGCGCAGTAACGCAGCTTGAAGACGACAAACAATTTCGTACTTATGAAGGCGCGTACATTCCGAAAGTTACCGGTAATACCGAAAGCGATACGACTACTCTGGCTATGTCCAGCCGCTGTGTAGTATGTCCGGAGTTTTTGGATGATTGGGCGACCTTGAAAGTTAAATAAGGAGGTTTGTAAATGCAACAAGTATTGATAAAGAAATTTTCCTTGCGCCGCAATGGAGTTGTTTATAAAGCAGGTACTATTATTGAACTGCCGGATAGCGAAGCTGATGCATTAGTAAAAGAGGCTCCAAAAGAATTTGAAAAAGTTGCTGTTACCGTAATTCCCGATGCTGATACAGGTAGTGATAATAAAGGAGAAAAAGCCTTGAAGGATTATTCGAATGAAGAACTTAAGGCTATGTGTAAAGCCCGCGAGATTGAAATTCCGAAAAACGTTAACAAAGCAAAACTTGTTGAGTTGCTTGAAGCAGTAAATGAGGCTGAGGAGGAGATTCTGCCTCCGGTAAATACAGCAGCAACGGTCAAATGAAAACCTTTCGTGAGCAGATAGCCGCAGATAATACTGCGGCTTTTATAAATTCTTTGGAATTTGCTGAAGAGCATAATCTTAACGGTACGGTATGTAATGCTATATTGCAGGATATATCGGTTGCAGAAAGTTTATCGACAGGAACGGGTAGTACTCAAACTTATCCTGGGATATACGGCAGCCGGCTGCAGGTAAATTGCTTGGCAGTGGATTTGCTGGAGCTTCCTGTATATGGACAGCTTTTCGGCATCGATGATAAGCAGTATCTGGTTGAAAGCTGTGCTGATGATATGGGCGTTCTGACGATCCAATTGGTGGCGAATGACAGATGATATCTATTGATGCAAAGGAAATAGAAAAAGCCAAGAGTCTGCTTAAGAATTATCCTCAGCAAGTAATAGCGGCGGCAGCGAGTGCAATAAATCGTACGTCTGCAATGGTAAAGACTGAAGTATCTAAAACCATCAGAAAAAACTATCTGATATCAGCAAAAGATATAAAGTCTACTTTAAGTATTAAACGTGCTTCTCGGTTAAAGCTTACTGGAATGATCAGTTCTATAGGGCAAGCACCGTTGATCACTGCTTTTAGAGTACGGGCATATAAGAAAGGGCCAGTAAGGGTGCAAGTAATGAAAAAAAATAAACCCAAACCGGTTCTAGGTTTATTTATTGGTTCTTCATTGAAAGGCTATGTTGGAGCTATGCAGCGTAAAAATTTAAGTATGCGTTATCCTTTGCGTATACCTCATGGTCCCAGCGTTCCGCAGATGTTTTCCGCTGACCGTTCAATGAGTGTGATCGCACCGTTTGCAGAAAAAACATTAAATCAAAGGTTTTTACATGAAATTTCATATCGTTATGGAAAATTTGGAGGGCGGTAATGACACAAGTCGAATTGATGGAAAATCTGGCAGCGTTTCTAAAAAATGTTGTCCGAGAATATGAATCGCAGCAATCTGACGGTTCTTATACTCCGATAACTGTTTATTCTGGATACCTGCCGGTGAAAACGAATGCCAAAGAAAGTGAATCATGTATTTATGTGCTGGTTCTTGAATGTGAAGATGGTGATGAGCAGAGTGCAGCAAAGGTTGAAATAGGATTTAGTATCATTGACGGTGATACTTCTGAGGGGTGGCGCAGCTTGTTTAATCTTATGGAACATGTACGTCAGGCATTGCTTAAAAAGCGTACTGTAGCAAATAAGCATCGGCTTATCTTGCCTATCAAATCTAAGGTGGCAGATGAGCAGCCTTTCCCGCAGTGGCAGGGCTTAATGACAGTTAGTTACACACTGGGCAAGCCAGTAGAGGAGGAAATAAATTATGGCTATTAACAAAAAAAGCAGTCAGACCACTAAGCCTGAACGCTTGATTTATGTAGGCCCGTCTTACAAAAACGGAAAGTTATTGAAATATCAGGTATTCATTGGCGGGTTACCAACTCATATTGATGATGTATTTGAAAAGTGTCCGCAAATTAAAAAACTGTTTGTAGCTGTTTCAGAATTGCCAGAAGCTGAAAGGGCTATTGCAAAAGCGGGAACACCTATGAATAAATATTACCAAGCTGCTGTTTTGGCAGAAAAGGAGGAATAACATATGGCATATAAGCATGGCGTATATACATCTGAGGTGCCAACATCTATTGTTCCGGCAGTAAATTCTACTGCTGGGTTACCAGTTGTTTTTGGTACGGCTCCAATTCATTTGGCAAGTAACAGAGCAGAGGTTAATAAACCTATTTTGTGCTATACATATGCAGAAGCGGTAGCAGCTATGGGATACAGTGAAGATTGGGAGAAATACACTCTTTGCGAAACTATTTATAGCCAATATTCGCTTTATGCAGTTTCACCGACAGTTTTTGTTAATGTTTTAGATCCAAAAAAACATAAAGCAACGGTCAGTGATAAAGAAGTTCAGTTTAACAGTGAAAAAACGGTGATTGTAAATGATCCAGTGTTACTTGAAACATTGAAAGTAAAAAAAGCATCTGCCGGACAACCGCTGACGGAAGGCGTTGACTATGAAGCTGCTTTTGACAGTGATGGGAATTTAGTAATTACTGCATTAAGTGGCGGACAGCTTACAGACAGTGCTTTTTTGGACTATGAAAAAATTGATCCCTCAGCCGTGGATAAGGATGACATTATTGGTGGTATTGATATCAGTACGGGCGCATACACAGGTCTTGAGAATCTTTCAAAAGTATTTCCTCTGTATCGTTTAGTACCTGGTATGGTGCTTGCTCCTGGTTGGACACACGATCCAGAAGTGGCCGCTGTTATGACTGCCAAAGCAAGTACTATTAACGGTTTGTTTAAAGCTTCTGTTTTGGTAGATGTTCCGGCTGACACAGTAAGAAAATATACCGATGTTCCGGCTTGGAAAAATAATAACAATTATGTTGGAGTGGATCAAATAGTCTGCTGGCCTATGGTAAAACTTGGCGAAAAGAAATATCATCTTTCTACTGCGGTAATGGGGGCGATGGGCGTTTTGGATGCAAAAAATGATGATATTCCCTATGAAAGTCCTTCAAATAAAAATATACAAATGGATGGTTTATGTTTGTCTGATGGAACTGAAGTGGTTTTAGATCTGGAACAAGCTAATTATCTTAATGGGCAGGGTGTAGTTACTGCTCTGAACTTTATCGGTGGATGGAAGTTGTGGGGGAATCGTACTGGTTGTTATCCTGCAAATACAGATGTAAAAGACAATTTTATTTGTTTACGGCGTATGTTCAATTGGCATGCACAGACCTTTATTCAAAGTTATTGGTCTAAAGTAGATAACCCGATGAACAAACGACTTATTGATCTTGTCGTGGATAGCGAAAATATTCGCATTAATGGATTTGTTTCAAGAGGGTTCTTGCTTGGTGGAAGAATTGAATATTTGAAAGAGGAGAATCCAACAACAGATCAGATGGATGGTATTGTAAGATTCCATACTTATTTTACGCCACCGGTTCCGGCACGTGTCATTGAAAATACTATCGAGTTTGATACGTCTTATCTTGAGACGTTGTTTGGTTAATGAGGAGGATGAAAGATGAGTAATAATGTTGTTCCGGAAAAGCTAATTAACTTTAGAGCCTATAATGACGGAAATGATCTTCTTGGCGTAACTGATGTCCAGCTACCGTCTTTGGATGCAATGACCGAAACAGTAAAGGGTGCTGGTATTGCCGGTGAGGTAGACAGTCCTGTTTTAGGGCACTTTGGGAGTATGGAAACTGTACTTAACTGGCGTACTATTTCTAAACCTGGAATGAACCTGGCATCTCAAAAGGGGGTTAGCTTAGACCTGCGCGGCGCGCAGCAGTTTTACGACCCTGAAAAAAGTGAGTACGTCGTAAAGGCTGTAAAATGCGTGATCCGCGGCGTGCCGAAAAAAACCGAACTCGGCAAATTAGACGTTGGAACGACTACCGGCTCCAGCAACACCATTGAAACTAATTATATTAAAGTGATTATTGCTGGCGAAACCGTGCTGGAAGTTGATAAATATAATTATATTTCTAATATTGGCGGTACTGACTATCTTGCCGATGTCCGTGAGGCGTTGGGTCTGAATTAAAAATAAATAAAGGGGGCGGCTCGCAGAGTGGTGCCCCTTTTAAAATTTGGAGGTAAATGATGAAAGTAGATTATAAAAAACTTAAACAAGGATTGGGAGAACTAACGGGATATGATTTTGCGGCCGCAGAGCAGCAGGCAAGGATTCTTGGAGATGGTACCCCGGAAATTGTGTACTCTAAAACATTCCATGCTGTTATTGCGGCGAAGGTTTTAGGTGTCACAATTGATGATATTAAGGGTTTGCCAATTAGGGAATATGTTGCAGTGACTTCTAATGTATCAGTTTTTTTAGTAGGCACTTTGACCGATCAAGCCCTGCAGGAGTTATCCGGGAAATAGCAGTATGCTTATTTGAATATGGTAATGTTCATTTTTGGTTTAATCAACCAGTGAACGAATTAGAGAAATGGCTTGAAACAATAAGTGCCGTAAATAAAAAAAGAAAGCCCACTGCATGAATAATGCTGTGGGCTTTTAACGTAAATATTCTTTTTTTATTGGGGAACGCGAACAAACTTCGTCACAATCTTTTAATACTGCTATCACTTCTGGATCGTGAATGCCATCATATGTGTCAGGATCATAGAGGGGCTTGTAGACGCCATCATATTTAGCAGAAGAATCATATTGTAATGCTTTTTCTTCCCGTCTATTTTTTATCATTGCATGAAAGAACCCGACTATACACATCAATATAAAACCAATACAAAACAAAATTGCAAGAATAATCATAAAGCTCACCTCTTTATAGTTATTATACTATAAATTTTTAATGGAGGCAAAAAATGGCGAATATATTTACGACAGCATTTGTTATAAATGGAATGCTATCTAATAGTTTTACATCATCGACCAAGATGGCAAATTCGCAATTGACAGAATTACAACAGACTGTTAAAAGAATAGATCTTGCTCAAAAAAAATTAAATGCTGAGTTTACTAATGGAGCTATGAGCGTAGAGCAATATGAAAGAAAAATGGGTAGATATCAAGATACGCTTAATAAAACTCAGCAACAACAGAAGTTGTTACAGGATAGATTGAATAAAAAAAATATTGCAAATTCTCAGTTTGTAGAGAGACGCCAAAGTTTCTTAACTACCGCAGCTGCTATTGGCACTATTGCTCAGCCGTTCATCTCTGCAGCTCAGACTGCAATGAAATTTGAATTTGCTATGTCGAAAGTTGGTGCTATTGCAAATGCTACAGGGCCTGAATTATCTTTGTTGACGCAAACAGCAAGGTCATTGGGCGAACAAACAAAGTTTACTGCGACGCAATCCGCTGAAGCAATGAGTTATCTGGGGATGGCCGGTTGGAAGACAAATGAGATTGTTGCAGGTATGCCAGGATTATTAAATTTAGCTGCTGCCGGCAATACTGATTTAGCACGTACTGCAGATATTGTTTCTGATAATCTGACTGCTTTTGGTTTAAGTGCTGATAAAGCGCAACATATGGCTGATGTTTATGCTGTTACTATAACATCCACAAATACTAATGTGGAAATGTTGGGAGAAACGATGAAATATGCTGCTCCTGTAGCACACGCATTTGGGGCATCGATGGAGGAGACAGCCGCTTTAGCAGGTATTATGGCTAATAGTGGCATTAAAGCGAGTAATGCAGGTACAGCGCTGAGAGCTGGTTTAATTAGATTGGCCGGACCGCCTAAAATGGCAAGTAAAGCGCTAGAGCAGCTGGGGCTGTCAATGGAAGATTTGACAAATGAACAAAAAGAAGCTGCAATGGCTTTAAAAACTTTGGGTATTGAAACTGGCAATGCAGAAGGACCTCAAAAGATGGCTATCATAGTAGGCCAATTGCAAGAACGAATGAAAGGATTAAGTAAAGAAGAACAGCTGGCTATGTCGAAAGCTATTTTCGGGCAGCAGGCAGCAGCGGGGTGGCTGGCAGTACTACAGGCAGGACCTAAAGTGCTTGGTGATTTGACAAATTCTTTAGTTAACAGTGATGGTGCGTCTGAAAAAATGGCAAAGCAGATGAATGCTAATGCAGAAGGTGCAATTATACGTCTTTCTTCGGCATTTGAGTCGTTGCAAATATCATTAGCAAATGGATTTTTACCTGTCATAGCTAATGTAGGTGATTCTTTAGCTGTATGGACGGGGAAGTTATCGGCTTTAGCTACAGCACACCCAATAGTAGCACAGGGGATCATATACACTATTGGAACTTTTGGGTTATTATGGCTTACATTTAAAACGGGTAGAGCTATTATCTCCGGCTATAATGCGTTTATGGCTACCTGTGCTTTATGGCAGACGACTTTGGGAAATTGTACGGCAGTATTAAGATCAAAAACAATGCTTCTTGCCGGCACACAAAGGACTGTGGCTTTGGCAACGAAGCTGTGGAGTGGTGGAATGATGTTGGTAAATGCGGCTATGGCAGCTTGCCCTATTGGTTGGTTATTGATTGGAATCAGTTTATTAGTCGTTGCCGGAACTATTTTATACAGGCATTGGGATACAGTCAAACAGTTCTTTACAACTTTGTGGGACAGTCCAATAGCTAGAATAGCCTTTTTTGTCACTGGGCCTGTAGGTTGGATCATTGGCGCGGTTACTGCAATAATTGCTAACTGGGATACATTAGCGGCATATTTGGATTATTTTTGGGATAATCCATCTGCTGCAATATTTAGATTCACAAGTTATATTCAGGAACAATTTACAAGTGCTGAAACCTGGCTTCGCGAAAAATGGCAATCTATTAGTAATTTTTTATCTACACCTATTTTTGGCAAAGTTAATATTACGGCATCCGGTAATGGTGCAGAGGTTGCAGAAAATGCGTATGGCGGTATTTATGGCAGGGGGACATTTCTTACTACTTTTGCGGAAAACTCTGGTGAAAGTGCGATACCTCATACTCCTAATAAACGTAATATAGGCTTGCTGGCCAAAACTAATGAAATCATGGGTAATCCATTGGGTACCAGTGGCAGTATAAATGCGACTTTTGCTCCTCAGATTACCGTACAAGGGAATACCGATACTGCTGAAATTTCAACTTTGTTAGATCAAAAAATGCGTGAATTTAAAGCAATGTTGGCAGAAGTGCAGAATCAGAACAGGAGGCTTTCGTATGGCTAAAACCTATTACACAATTCAGGGCGATATGTGGGATGGTATAGCAAAAAAGTTATATGACGATGAAAGTGGCGTAAACGCGCTGCTGGAAGCAAACCAGCAATATGCTGACATAGTTGTTTTTCCAGCAGGTATTATTTTGGATGTGCCGGATTATGAAAAGCCTACTCCGACCAACTTGCTGCCGCCGTGGAGGCGTTAAATGGAAGCACGTAGAATATTGACGATCATAAAATATAATAATAAAGATATTTCAGCTGATATCAGTAAATATCTAAAAAGCATCAGCTATACCGATAATCTATCGGGAGAAGCCGATGATTTGCAGATAACACTGGAAGACAAGGCGGGGCTTTGGCAATCGACATGGATGCCGGAAAAAGGAGCACTTCTAGATGTAATGCTGCAGCAAAAATATTGGCAAACTTTGTCGGCGTTACCACAAAGTTTGCGTTTGGGATTGTTTGAAATCGATGAAATAACAAGCAGCGGCTATCCGTCAGAAGTACAAATAAAAGCAGTTTCCGTGCCTGATAATAATACTCTTAGAGGTACTGAACGTAGCCGGAGTTGGGAAAAGGCAAAGCTGCAGGTAATCGCTAATGATATAGCTTCAGCTGCAGGAATGTCATTGTTTTGGGACACAGAAGAAAATCCGGTGCTGGATAGGGCAGAACAGACAGAACAGTCTGATCTGTCTTTTTTATATGCAATTTGTAAGGATAAAGGCCTGGCATTGAAAATAAGTGATAAAAAAATCATTATTTTTGATGAAGCAAAATATGAAGCGGAAAAAGCAAAGATAACAATAGTAAAACCAGGTACCGTTTATAAAAAAGAGTCTGGAATGAAATATTTGTTTGTTGGTACTGGCTACAGTTTGCGTACTAAAATTAGAGATATTTATGCTGCCTGCAGAGTTAGTTATCAGCAGGGCAGTTCAAAATCTAATATTGAGGCAACTTATACTGCTGCTGGTAAAAAGGGAAAAACATTGCAAGTAAATGAACAAGTTGAAAGTGTTGCGGAAGCATTAGATTTAGCAAAAAAACGGTTGCGCGAAAAAAATAAGGATGAAGTCACTGGATCTCTAAATATGTTGGGAAACTTTGTATTGTTATCTGGGGTTACAGTTGATTTATTAGGATTTGGAGCTTTTGATGGTAAGTACTTGATAACCAGAGCATCACATGATATTGGTAGCGGTTATACGACAAATATCGATGTAAGAAGGTGTTTAAATGGATACTAATTTTATAAAAAACATAATTCGTATCGGGAGGGTATCTTCTATTGACGTCAATACAAATACTGCAAGAGTAGCTTTTTCTGATAAAGACGATTTGGTATCTGGTAATTTGATGATTATAAATCGTGGCAGTATGTCTGACAAGGATTACTGGATACCTGATATTGATGAGCAAGTTCTGTGCTTAATGCTGCCAAATAAAAGTGGACAGGGACTGAATGAGGGTTTTATTATTGGCTCATTTTTTTCAACAGAAGATGAACCGCAGGAGCGAAGTGCTGATGTAAGGGCGATTAAATTTGGTGATGGTACTGTTATAAAGCATGATCGAAAAGCAGGAAGTTTAACTGTAAATGCTACAGGTGATATTAGTATTATTGCTGGTGGGACAGTGACCATTCGCGGCGCTGTGGTGAATATAAATTAAGTTAAATATTAGAAAAAATTATGTTATAATAAACTCATAAAATGATATTTTGTGAGGTGTTAAAATGGAATTTGGCAAATATGGTCATTGCGCTATTATGGCTTTTGAACTGGTGAAAAATGAGGGAATACCGGCAAGAGAAGCGTGGCAAATTGCAGCTGAAAAGATATTTGAAGGACGTCCAAGCAGTATTGCTAAAGTTTGTCCTAAAAATGCTTTTTTGAGTTTAATGGGGCAAAATAACAGAAGAAGTAAAAATGGAGACTACGCCATAGAGGCATTAAATATTATAGATAAACTAGGGAAAGACGATATTGATAATATTTCACCAAATAAATTTTGGCGCGATAAGATGGGGAAAGAAATTAGGCATAATGGACAAATTGATGTTGTTTTTGCGTTAAGAAGCAAAGGGTATATATAATAAAAAAGCACTCCTTAAGGAGTGCTTTTTTATGGGAAAGTTAATGTTTATGGTATGTTCCGGTTCTTCTATCCCAATGTCCACCATTAGAATCCGTTCTACCTGGATGAGCAAACGCTGTAGCGGCTAAAGCTAATGTAAAAACTAAAATTAAAAATAGAGCAGTTAATTTTTTCATGAATAACACTTCTTTCTTATTTGATTTTTACTTCGCAGTTGAAGAATTTTAAATATTGACCATCAGATACTTGGATGTAACGGTCTCCTGTGAATAAATCATTGGAAATAATGGAACTCATATTGTGGCTGCTATCTCTGGAGACTTCGATATAGCTGTCTCCACCGTTAGAAGTGACTTTGTATTCTCCAGCAGGGAAATCAATACCTACTTTGTACATACCGGAAGGCAACATACCATTTTTTAATTCTACTTTAGGTGCATCTTTGGCCGCATAGATAGTACCACGTTGTACTTTTAGATATTGACCGTCTTGAACTGTAATAACACTTCTGTTTTTAAAGACATCATTTGCTATGATACTGCTGAAATTACCAGTTGAATCGCTGGCCAGTTCAATATAACTGTCGCCATTTGAGATAACAACGTACTCTCCGGCAGGCAAGTCTTTACCAATTTTATATTGGCCTGCTGAATAAGTTTTTACTTTAGGTACGTCTTGCGTGGCTTTAGCCGTAGCTGAGGAAGAAGTTGATTTTGTAGAGTTATCTCCTGCACAACTTCCAATTAAAACCAGTAAAACGATAAGACCTGCTCCCCATTTAAGTATCTTTTTCAACATGAAAAACATCTCCAATTCTTTAGGGTTTTTATCATTATAACATATTTTTCAAAAAATTCACAAATATTATATAGAATAAGTGATGGTTATGAAATAATAAAACACTTGATTTAGGGCTAGTAAAAGCGTGTATATATTGCAATCGAGAGTAAATGGTAGATAATCGCTAATGAAAGCGTCCTTATTTTTAGGGCGCTTTTTCTATATACAAAAATACTTAAAGGAGGTGGTTAAATTGCAGGCGACAAGATTAGGCGATACTGATACGGGACATGATGCTTGTCCAGGGACTGTGCTTGTGAGTGCCAGTACGAATGTAATAATTAACGGTAAAGGTGCAGGACGTGTCGGCGATAGTTATGCTCCGCATGGATGTATCGTGCATCCAGCACATACAGCGCATATCGCCAGCGGCAGCAGCACAGTTCTTATTAATGGACTGCAGGCAGCAAGGGTAGGTGATCCGATAGACTGTGGAGGCAGTGTTGCTTCTGGAAGTCCGGATGTAATCATAGGAGGTTAATATGCAAGTTGGATCTATGGGAGATATTCCTTTTGTTGTGTCATATGGCAAAATCCGTACTTTTAGTGATTATGGACGTAGTGGTTCCGGCCGCTGGGCAAAGCACGATTTGATTGGTCGTAAACCTGTAATGGAGTTTTTAGGACCCGACGTTGAAAAAGTTAGCATGAAGATCCAGCTGCGCACTGATCACGGCATAAATCCCGAAAGCGAGCTGGAGCGGTTGCGGAAAATGAGGGACACAGGCGCAGTTTTTCCGTTTATTTTAGGTGGCGCGCCGGTATCTGATAATTATTGGTTGCTGGAGGATATAGGGGAAAACGTAAGCTATTGGCGGGCAGGCGGTAAAATACTTTCCGTTAGCGTCGATATTACATTGACTGAATATTCTACAGAGGAGGTGCGCTGATGGAGTTTGAGCTTACTGCGGGAGCAAGAGTTGACGTAGATTTTGCCCCACAAAATGTGCAAATGGAAATTTTACAAAATTGCAGTACAATACTTAGCACGTCTAAGTTTAGCGTACCGTTAGACCGTGACTTTGGCGTTGACGCAAACTATGTAGATGCGCCGCTGCTATCGGCTAAAGCGAAAGCAGAAAGTGAAATATTTGCTGCATTAAAAAAATATGAGCCGCGAGTTACGGTAAAACAAATTACATGGCGCTCTGATGTGGAGGGCGTTTTAAGAGCGAAAGTGAAGGTGGTCATAAATGAAACTTAGTGATCTGCCGGACATTGAATTTGTTAGTGCAGACGAACAAGAAATATTATCGGATATCATAAAGCTTTATACGGAAATAACCGGAAGAACCCTTGCACAAGGTGATCCTGTCCGGTTATTTTTATGCGTGATTGCGACCATTATCCTGATGCTGTGCAATAAGATCAACTACACCGGCAAACAAAATTTATTGCGATATTCGGCAGGTGCCAACCTGGATCACTTGGGCGTACTTGTCGGGGCAGAACGTATTGGCGCCAAGGCCTCTGTCACGACAATTAAAATAACCCTGTCGGAGGTGCGGTCCGTTGCGACAAACATTCCCGCAGGTACGCGGGCGACAGCTGGAGATAATGTGTTTTTTGCTATTGATCAGGATGCAACGGTCATAGCTGGACAGTTGGACGTCTCTGTAGCGGCTACCTGTACTGTGGCTGGTGTTCTCGGTAATGGCTATCTGCCGGGAGAAATCAATAAGATTGTTGATCCAATTCCGTACGTCGCTGGAATGGTAAATACCACAACGTCGGAGGGAGGTTCAGATGTCGAGAGTGACGATTCTTTGCGTGAGGCTATTCGCGAGGCTCCGGAGGGATTTTCGGTAGCTGGACCTGTGGGCGAATACATTAAAATTGCCAAACGAGCTTCGTCTTTGATTGTTGATGTATCGGTAATATCACCGGAGCCTGGGCAAGTACTGATAACACCGCTACTTGTAGGCGGTGGAATACCGGGAAAAGAAATGCTGGATATCGTAGAGGCAGCGTGCAGTGATAGATCTGTAAGGCCGCTCACTGACCATGTGCGTGTGGCTGCTCCGGAGGTTGTCAATTATGATCTTACACTCACGTATTACATTGACCGGGCAAATGAAGCTAAATCTGTTGCCGTTCAAAGCGCGGTAGCGAAAGCGGTGGAGGATTATATCGATTGGCAAAAATCTAAGCTTGGCCGTGATATCAATCCGGACGAGTTAATCTGTCTTATTAAAAATGCTGGCGCCAAGCGAGCGGTTATATCTTCGCCTACTTTTCGGATCGTTGCTGATAACCATGTAGCGATAGCTGAAAATGTTAATGTTACATTTGGGGGGCTAGAAAATGAATGATCTGCAAAATTTGAATTTAATCGAGTTGCTACCCACTAGCATTGCAAGCGACGAAACGATAAGAAATATCTGTAATGCCATTGCAGAAAAATTACAAACGATTAATGAAAAAGCTGAATTAGTTTTGTTGCTGCCACGATTGGATCAGTTGCCGGAAACATTGGTGGATGAACTAGCTTGGCAATATCATGTTGATTTTTATGATTATGCGGCAGATATCAATAAAAAAAGGGCATTAGTGCGCAAGGCCATTGACTGGCATCGGAGAAAAGGCACTCCTGCTGCAGTAGAGGAAGTATGTACAGCTGTTTTTAAATCAGCAAAAGTTTATGAGAATTGGGAATATGGTGGGAAACCATATCATTTTCAGGTAAGAATGATTTCAGAAGGCATTCCAGATAAATCTGTTTTGGACAATTTGTATAGGGCAATTAAAGAAAGTAAGAATGTTAGGAGTTGGCTTGACGCTTTAAGTTTTGACCGTCAAATAGCTGGCTCCTTATTTGTTGGAGGGGTCTATTCTTCAATGAGAAAAGTGGAGATTTTCCCATCACAGATAAAACCACAGATTTTAAATATCAATAATTATTTTGGAGCTGCAATCTATGTACACAAAGGAGTTGAAGTAACATGCCAAACTGGGCAAATTTAATGTTGACTAAACAAGGAAAGGTATTACAGGCAAAAGCTATTGCTGGTAGTACATTAACGATCACTAAGATGAAATTGGGTTCTGGTATTATTCCAGATGGAGTATCGCCAGAAGATCTTACTGATTTGATTCAACCCAAACAAGCTTTAGGATTAACGGCAATCAGTGTTAATGGTGGATTAGCTAAAATTCAAAGTATTGTTACTAATGCTGAACTTTCAGAAGGGTACTATATTCGTGAATGTGGTGTATTTGCAAATGATCCTGATGTTGGGGAAATAATGTATGCAATAATGACAGATACCTCCCCTGATTTTCTGCCTTCCGCATCAAGCTCTGTTGTGATTTCAGAAGAATTTAGTATTAATGTGGTAACGGAAAACATGGCGAATATTACGGCGATTATTGATCCTGAAGGTATAGTAACAGTGGCTAATGCAAGAAAAATTGCAGAGGATAAAGTTACTGAGCATAATGAAGATACAGAGGCTCATCCAAATGACTTTAATTTAAAAGGCATTACTATTGGCAAAGATAATGTTATTGCAACTAAAAAGGGAGATTTACTAACTCTTTTGGCAGGGAAAGGAATTAATTTACTTAGTGATATTAAAAATAAGATAATCACGATCGTTGGAAAAAGTAAGAATGCATGGAATCCGAATGAAGAAATTATAGCTGGAGATATAAGATATACCGAAGACGGTAATGGTCCAAGCTGGGCTTATTTGTTATGTAAAACTGCAGGAACTACAGGTACCGTTGAACCGATTTTAGAAGCTAATGCTGTTGTAGGACAGGAGATAAATGACGGCAGTGTTGTATGGACGGTACAAAAAAACAGTAATGCATTAAGCTTTGCTGGAAAAGAAGCAGATCTTTTTGCATTATTAAATAGCCCTGATTTTAAGGGAACTCCTACAGCACCAACAGCAGCCAAGACGGTAAATAATACTCAAATTGCTACAACTGCTTTTGTTCATTTGCTTGCTGGAGCCGCTAATAATGGTGGTATAGTCGATTCGTTGTTGGCTCAAAATGGCTATGTAAAATTCGCAAATGGTTTAATTCTACAGTGGGGATAT